TAATTATGATTGATAAAAAAGAAGCATTCAAGCAATCCTTAGAAAAGAATCTTCCAGCAGAAACAAAGAATGCTGCATTGGAGAAAGAGATTGCTTCGAAGAAAGATATTAATGATGACTATAGATTTTCGCGTGATACATATAAAGAGCTTATAAGTAAAGGTATGGGTTCATTAGATTCTCTCGTAGAGATTGCTCAAGAATCAGAACATCCGCGAGCATTCGAAGTCTTGGCCAAGTCTATTAAAGACATCGGTGATGTGACTGATAAGCTTATGACTCTTCAAAAGAACAAACAAGATCTAGTTGGAAAGAAAGAAAAAGAAGAAGCAGGTAAAGTAACAAACAATAATATGTTTATAGGTAGTACTACTGATCTTCAACGAATGTTAATTAACAATGATGAAAAAGTGATTGATGCCGATAAAGAATAATGAACTTGGGTATCTTGGTAATCCTAACGTCAAACGAGATGGGGTCGAAGCTCAGTTTACATTAGAAGAAATCAAAGAATATCAGAAATGTATGAAGGATCCTTCGTACTTTGTAGAAACATATGTGAAGATAATATCTCTTGATGATGGCTTAGTGCCATTTAATCTATATGACTATCAACGTAATATGTTTGATCATTTTAATAGTAACCGATTCTCAATCATATTAGCATGTCGGCAGTCTGGTAAATCAATATCATCAGTGGGTTATCTCTTATGGTATGCGATATTCCATCCTGAAAAGACTATTGCTATACTTGCAAACAAAGGTGCTACTGCAAGAGAGATGTTAGCTCGAGTGACTCTTATGCTAGAGAACTTACCATTCTTTTTGCAGCCAGGTTGTAAGGCATTAAACAAGGGTTCTATAGAATTTAGTAATAACTCAAAGATTATTGCAGCTGCTACTTCTGGTAGTTCTATTCGTGGTTTATCTATCAACTTACTGTTTCTTGATGAGTTTGCGTTTATCGATAATGATGCTACATTCTATACGTCTACATATCCTGTTGTATCAGCTGGTAAAGACACTAAGATAATCATTACTTCTACAGCAAATGGTATTGGTAACGTATTCCATAAACTATGGGAAGGTGCCGTTACTAAAACAAATGAATTCAAACCATTTAGAGTAGATTGGTGGGATGTTCCAGGTAGAGATGAGAAGTGGAAAAAGCAAACGATTGCTAACACTTCAGAGATACAGTTTGATCAAGAGTTTGGTAATACATTTCAAGGTAGAGGCAATAGTCTTATATCAGCCGAAGCTTTATTAAAACAAAAAGCAGAAGATCCAATGTATGTAAAAGAAAACACTTACATATACCAAGAGCCGATTGAAGGCCATAACTATATCATGATAGTTGATGTAGCAAAAGGACGAGGACAAGACTACTCTACTTTTAACATCATAGATACATCAGTGCAGCCATTTAAACAAGTTGCAACGTTTAGAGATAATAACCTATCGCCTTTACTCTTTCCTGATGTGATTTATAAATATGCTATGACATACAACGAAGCATATGTTATTGTAGAATCAAATGATCAAGGATCTGTGGTGTGTAATGGTCTATATTATGACTTAGAGTATGAGAATCTATTCGTTGAATCGACTATTAAAGCTGGAGCGATTGGTGCAACTATGACTAAACGTGTTAAACGTATTGGTTGTTCTACACTAAAAGACTTTATTGAACAAAAGAAATTACACATAGTTGATGCAAATACAATTATTGAAATGAGTACATTCGAAGCAAGAGGAACTTCATATCAAGCATCAGGGAATAATCATGATGACTTAGTTATGAATCTAGTTATGTTTGCATGGTTTGCTACAACAGACATATTCAATGGTATTACTGATATCGATATGAAGAATATGTTATATAAAGAACAACTAAAAGCAATACAAGATGATTTATTACCATTCGGCTTTATTAGTAATGCAGCAGATACTGAAGTTGAAGAAGTGGTTGAGATAAATGGTACGAGATGGATCTCACATAATCCTGAATTATAAATTGTTATAAATAATAGTAATTGAGTTCGTACCGTATTATGTAATCACATACTATTTACCCATTGAAGAGGATAATAACGATGGCATTTCAAGTATCGCCTGGTGTCGAGGTAAAAGAAATCGACGCAACAAATGTGATACCCGCAGTATCTACCAGCATTGGTGGAACAGCAGGGTATTTTAAATGGGGTCCTATCGCAGAAATTATGACGGTTAGTTCTGAAAAGCAACTAGCTGATACCTTCGGTGCCCCAGATGACGCTAATACAGCTAATGGATTTTTACCTGCAGCTGGATTCTTAAAATACGGATCAACTTTACGAGTTATTCGCCAAAATGCAACCGGCGCTTTAAACGCTGGTGACGGTGCGGCTGGTGTATTGGTTACTAACAGTGCATCATACCAAAATGATTCGATCGCCTTTGGTACTAATGAATTCATTGCACGATACGCAGGCGAGTTAGGTAACAGTATTTCAGTTGTTACAGTAATTCCTGGAACTACTCCAGCGACTGATCAATTTAATAATGGGGAGGGGTTGACAGGGTTTGCACCATATCGATCATATTTTAATGGACCACCAAGTACTTCAGATTTTGCTGTAAGTCTTGGCGCTACATCAGCGAATGATGAAATACATGTGGTAGTAGTAGACGCCGGTGGTCTTATTACTGGTACTGCAGGCGCCGTATTAGAAACGTTTGGTTATTTAAGCCAAGGTATTAACGCTAAAGGCTCTAATGGCGGAAGTAATTATTTTAAAGATGTTATTAATGCAACCTCTGAATATATTTGGTTTGGTCGAGAAGCAACTCGAACTGCTAAAGCTGGTACACCAACTACCCTTACCAGTTCTACTACGATTGATACTGCAACTGCAGCTCCTTTTGTTGGTACCTTTAGTAATGGTAGTAATGGTACATACGCTGCAACTGATACTGCTACTGCAATTGAACTATTTAAAAATGACGCTTTAGTAGATGTTAACTTATTGTTTGCTCAAGGTGATGCTGTTTTTGCTGACACTACCGTTAATGCCGCGCTAATTGAAGTTGTAGGGGTGAGAAAGGATCTTATATCGTTTATTTCTCCTCCTCCTGCTACAACTACTGTTTCTAATCCTATGAGTGCAACAACTGGTGTGTTTGGTTACTTCGCTCAAGCTGGTGTTTCAACTTCATCTTCATATGTATTTGCTGATTCTAGTGCTTTGTATGTCTATGACAAATATAATGATGTATATCGTTATATTGCTGCATGTGGTCATATGGCTGGTCTTTGTGCAAATACAGATCGTGTATCTGATGCTTGGTTCTCTCCAGCTGGACAAAATCGTGGTCAAATCTTAGGTGTTACTAAACTAGCATTTAGTCCATCTAAATCTAATAGAGATGATTTGTATCGTGCACGTATTAATCCACTTGTTTCTTTCCCTGGATCTGGTGTTCAGTTATTTGGTGATAAAACACGCTTAGCTAAACCTTCGGCCTTTGATCGAATCAACGTACGTCGATTATTTATTGCTTTAGAAAAAGCAATCGCAAATGCTTCTGAAGCAATGCTTTTCGAATTCAATGATGAATTTACACGTGCTAACTTCCGTAATATGGTCGAACCCTTCTTACGTGATGTAAAAGGTCGTCGCGGTATTACTGATTTCTTAGTAGTATGTGACGAAACAAATAACACAGGTAATGTAGTAGATAGTAACCGTTTTGTTGCTGATATCTATATTAAACCTGCTCGATCAATTAACTTTATTACATTAAACTTTGTTGCCACACGTACTGGTGTAGAGTTTAGTGAAATTGCTGGACAATAAACGGGAGTAAATAAACAATGGCTATCTTAGGTGTAGATGACTTTAAGTCAAAATTAACGGGTGGTGGCGCTCGAGCCAACATGTTCAAAGTGACATGTAACTTTCCCGGTTATGCTCAAGGTGATGTAGAATTAACATCATTTTTATGTAAAGGCGCTCAATTGCCGGCATCGATCATTGCCCCAATTGAAGTACCTTTCCGCGGTCGTAAGCTACAAATTGCTGGCGATCGTACATTCGAACCATGGAGTATCACAATCATTAATGATTCTGAATTCGTAATCCGTGATTCATTTGAGCGATGGATGAATGGTATTAATCAGCATAACCAAAATAATGGTTTTACTGATCCAGTTGAATATCAAGCTGATATGATTGTTGAACAATTACGTCGTGATGGTACTGTTGCAAAACGGTATGATTTCCGAGGTACTTGGCCTTCAAATGTATCTGCAATTGATGTTAACTATGATTCAGAAAATACGATCGAAGAGTTCACTGTTGAACTTCAAGTTCTATATTGGGAATCAAATACCACTTCTTAATTGGTGTATAAATAATATAGCGAGGGGAAAATATTTCCCCTCCGTTATTATGAGGATGATAAAGCATGGCTGAATTATTTGGCTTTGAAATAAAAAGAAAAGGCGATAAGCAGAAGGACGATAATCCTTCGATCAAATCTTTTGTGCCTGATACAGAATCGGACGGCGCTGGTGTTATAAAGGCTGGTGGTCACTTTGGATCATATGTTGATCTAGATGGTGATAGTGCTAGGAATGAAGCGGACTTAATACTTAAGTATCGTGACGTTGCTTCGCATCAGGAATGTGATGCTGCTATCGAAGATATTGTTAATGATGCGATTATTGGAGACTATGATTCATCTCCTGTTAATGTCGTATTAGATAAAGTAGATACCTCTGACGCTATTAAAGAAACAATCAGAGAAGAATTCGATAATGTGTTATCTATGTTGAACTTTAGTCAGCATGGTCATGACATATTTAAAAAATGGTATATTGATGGAAGATTACCATACCATATTGTAATTGATACAAAGAATCCAAAGAAAGGTATTCAGGATTTAAGATACATTGATCCTACTATGCTTCGTAAAGTAAAGGAAGTAAAAGAAGTACAAGATCCAAAAACCGGAGCAACTCTTGTTTCTAAATCTAATGAGTTCTTTTTGTATTCCGATCCTAATGGTACTAGTAATACTGGTAGTAAAGATGCTTTAAAGATTCATAAAGATTCAATTGCATATTGTACATCAGGTATGTTAGATCCAACGCGCACAAGGATCCTTTCATACTTACAAAAAGCTTTAAAACCAGTTAATCAACTTCGTATGATGGAAGATTCATTAGTAATCTACCGTATATCACGTGCTCCAGAACGAAGAATCTTTTATATTGACGTAGGTAACTTACCAAAAGGTAAGGCTGAAGAATACTTACGTGGTATCATGAATCAATATAGAAACAAACTTGTATATGATGCAAATACTGGTGCGATTAAAGATGATAAGAAACATATGTCTATGTTGGAAGATTTCTTCTTGCCACGTCGTGAAGGCGGTAAGGGTACTGAGATCACAACACTACCAGGCGGAGAAAACCTTGGTCAAATTGATGACATCTTGTACTTTCAGAAGAAATTATTTAAAGCTTTAAATGTACCAATG